AGCAGATGCCGGGCTGGCAGTTCGCGCACGAGTACGGGAACCGTTGGCGCACCGAGGCCGAAGCGCGTGTCCTCCCGCCGGGGGCGTGGGAGCAGTGCCGCCAAACCGAACCCCTCGCGCCGGGTAGGCCGACGTTCGCGGTGGACGTCCCACCGGACCGGTCCGAGTCCACGATCGTCGCCTGTGTGGACGGGGTGCTCGAGGTCGTCGATCACGTCCCCACCGTCACCGTCGCCGCCCGCGTGGTCGAGCTCGTCGAGGCGTGGGACCCCGTCTGTGTCGCGGTCGACGCGGCGGGGCCCGCTGGCACGGTCGCGGAGCAGCTGCGCCCGGTGTTCGACCGGCTCGTCGTCACGAGCACCCGTGAGCTCCAGGTGGCGTGCGCCGGGTTCTACGACGCCGTCCACGCCGGGACCGTCCGTCACCGCCCGTCGCTCCTCCTCGACCAGGCCGCCGCCCTCGCCGTGAAACGCCCGGTCGGCCAGGCATGGGTCTGGTCGAGGGTCGACGGCGGGGCGCCCCTCGTCGCCGCGTCCCTCGCGCTCTGGGCCAGCCAGCGCGAGGCCCCCCCGGTACTAGAACCTTCGATGATCTACTAGCCGGGAGTAGCATCCCCCGCATGACCCGCTCAGTGTTCTCCGGCCGCGGCAAGGTACGCCGGGGCGACCAGGCCAACGAACCCACGACCCGCGGCACGGCGAAGGCCGGCACCGAGGACGGTGGGGTCACCAGCGGTCCGACGGTCGAGCTGACCGGCGAGAAGGCCGCACCGGCGGCGCCCGCGTCGAAGAAGTAGCCCGTCGTCGTGGCGGGCTGGTGGCGCCGCCAGGTGTCGACCAACATCCTGACGGCCACCGACATGCGCGACGTGATCGCCGACAACACCCCGGACGGGTGGGAGGTCGAGCAGCCCTGGCTCCAGTGGGCCGGCTCCCCCGGGTCGAACGTGTTCGGCAACCCGATCCCCGGCGCCAACGGCTCGTCCTACGGGTCGATCCCGGCGGTCGACCGTGCCACGCAGCTGATCGTCGGGACCCTCGCCACCCTGCCGTGGCATGTGTACCGCAACGAGACCGAACGGCTCACGACCCCCGACTGGATCGCCGACCCCCAGGCTCTGCGTCTCGATGGCCGGGTCGTGTCGGGTGAAACACCTGAAACACGTCTGAGCAACGTGGACTTCTGGGGGCAGTGGATCTTGAACGCCCTGTGGTGGGGCGACGGGTTCGTGTACGCCCCCACGAGAGACGCGTTCGGGGCGCCGAAGCCCCCGATGTGGTTGCTCCACCCCGCCGACGTCGAGCTCCGGGACGGCCGCTACCACGTCGGTGACATCGACCTCGAGACCAACAGCGTGATCCACCTGCGGGGGAAGTGGCCGATCGTCGACGGCCGCGGGACCGGTGTGCTCCACGCGTTCGGGGACCAGCTGTCGACCGCGGTGAAGCTCTGGGATTACGTCGGCGGCGCGTTCACCAGCGGCGTGCCAGCGGGCTACCTGAAGAGCTCACAGCCGTCGATGACGCAGGAACAGGCCGACATGCTCAAGGCCCGCTGGCTCTCGCAGCACGGCGGGGTCCGACGGTCCATCGCGGTGTTGAACAGCACAACGGACTTCACGCCGCTCACCTGGTCCCCGGTCGATTTGGCGGCGGTCGACTTCTCCAGGATCACCGTCGCCCAGATCGCGTTGATGTTCGGTGTCCCCGCCAACCTGTTGGGCGCACCGTCGGGGGACTCGAGCACGTACGCGAACGTCGAGTCGCGGATGCTCGAGTTCAAGCAGCTCAGCTTGCAGCAGTGGATCGTCTCGGCGGAGGCGGTGTTGACGTCGCAGCTCCCCCGCTCCACCGAGGTCCGCATCGAGGTCGATGGGCTGCTGCGGTCGGACACGAAGACCCGGTTCGACACCTACAAGATCGCTGTCGACGAGGACATCCTGACCGTGGATGAGATCCGCCAGCTCGAACAGCGGCCGCCGCTCGCCACCCAGGAACCCGCGCCCGTGCCGATCGGCGCTGCCGCCGAACCGATCGGCGCGTTCATCCGGGCCGGGTTCACCCCCGAGTCGACGGTGCGGGCCGTCGAAGCGGACGACCTGACCCTCCTCGAGCACACCGGTCACCTACCGGTGACCATCCAGTCCTAGGAAAGGGCCCGCGATGAACGAGCTCAGCATGGAGATCCGCAACGTCGACCCCGACCTCCGCGAGATGGTCGGTGTCGTCGCCCCTTACGACGAGGTCTCCTACTTCACCAACGACCCCGCCGGGGAGCGGATCATCCGGGGGGCGTTCGCCAAGTCGATTCGGCAGAAGGGCCGGAAGATCCCGCTGCTCCGGAACCACGATCAGTCCCGCCGGATCGGCAACGCCGTCGGATGGGTCGACGACCCCGAAGGGCTCACCGGGACGTTCAAGATGGTCGACGGTGAGCACGGCGACATGATGCTCGAGGACCTCCGCAACGGGTGCCTCGACTCCCTGTCGGTGGGGTTCAAGCCGCTGGTCGTGAAGCGGGGTGCCGATGGGGTACGCGAGGTCCGCGAGGCGATGTTGGGGGAGGTCTCTGTGGTGGCGATCCCCGCGTTCGCCGGTGCGGCGGTGCTGGCGGTCCGCAACGCCCAGGACCTCGACGCGCTGTTGGCGCCGTTCCAGAACCGGCCCGATGTGAACCTCGCCCCGGTCACACCGCTGTTGTACCCTCGCCGGTAAGGCAATCGGCCGCTGCGGCCGGCACCGCCCGAAGCACCCGGGGTTAGCTACCTGGCCGCTTCGGAGGATCGTCACCCGTGGGCACCCGTGAGCGAAGTAGCAGTCCACTTCACGCGGGAAGGACCCCACGATGCACACCTATCTGCAGCAGCACCTCGACGAGCGCGACGCCCTCACCTCAGCCGCCACCGAGCTGGCCGAGAAGGCCGCCGCCGACGGCCGTGACCTGACCGACACCGAAGCCGATTCGCTCCGGTCGTGGCAGGAACGGTGCGCCAAGATCGACGCCCAGCTCGTCGAGCTCAACACCAACCTCGAGTCGACCCGTTCGTACGCCCGGCTCCGGGACGAGATGGAGAAGCGGTCCGATGAGCCGGCCCAGCAGTCGCGGCAGCCGCAGCTCGAGACCCGCAGCGTCGGCCAGCAGTTCGTCGACTCGCCGGCGTTCGCCGCCTATACCGGGCACGGCCAGTCTCCCCGGTTCGAGGCCGCCGACTACATGGGGTTCGAGGCCCGTGCGGCGATCACCACCGCGAACCTGGCGATCCCCCACTTCGTCCTGCCGCCCGTGGTGCCGACGACGACGGCGCCGCTGCTCGAGGTGTGCGGCCGCGTCACCGTCTCCAGCGGTGTCGTGGATTGGGTGGAGATGGGCGGCGACCCGACCGCCGCGGTCGTCGCCGAAGGTTCCGCGAAGCCAGAGGCCACGATCACCGCCACCCCGAAGACGTCCAGCCTGGACACGATCGCCCATTGGGTGCAGATCACCCGGCAGGCCCTCGACGACGCCAGCTACATCCGGTCGGTGATCGAAGGGAAGCTCCGCCGCGGCCTGCTCAACAAGGCCGAAGCCGACATGGCCGCCGCCATCGACGCCTCGACCGGGGTGCAGACCGCCGCCGGTGAGGACCTGCTCGCGGCGATCCGGGTCGGGATCGGGAAGGTCGAGTCCGCGGGGTACCAGCCCAACGCGGTCGCCCTGAACCCCGCCGACTTCGCTGAGCTCGACATCGCCGTCATGGGCTCGACCGTGTCGGGTCCGATCCAGCAGCAGTCGTTCTGGGGGATGCGGGCCGTCGCCGCCGGCGCGATCCCCGCGGGGAAGGCGTACGTCGGGGACTTCCAGTCCGGCGCCACGCTCTTCGACCGCGGTGTGACGTCGGTGTTCGTGTCGGACTCCCACGCGTCGCTGTTCATCAGCAACATCCTGGTGATCCTCGCCGAGGCCCGACTCAAGTCGGCCGTGACCGAGCCGCTCGCCCTGTGCGAGTGCGCCGCCACCCCGTAAGGGGGCTGACATGCCGGCGACCGTCCCGACCCTCCGCACCTACCTCGGTGTCGACCCCGCGTCGACCGTCGACGAGGCTGCGATGGGCGGGGCGGTCGCCGCCGCCAACGACCTCGTCCAATCCCTCCGCTCCGACCTGACAACCGACGGGGACGGCGCCCCGTTGCCGTCATGGCCCCCCAGATGCGACCAGGCCGCGTTGGTGGAAGCGGCCCGGCTCTACGGTCGCCGCGGATCGGTACAGGGCATCGCAGCGTTCGCGGACGTCGGCGTCTCGATGCTCCCCCGGCTCGACCCGGAAGTGCGTTCGCTCCTCGAGCTCGGCGAGTACCAGCCGTCGGTCGTGGCGTGAGCCACATGGCCCGGAAAGCGGAAATCGTGGCGGTCCTCACCGACGCCGGGATGAACGCCACCGGCGACCCCCGCTCCGCGACCCCGCCGTGTGTCCTCGTCGGCCCGCCCCGCCGGGAAAACGACCTCAACTGCGGGTACACCGCCGAGTGGGTCCTGTGGGCGCTGGTCCCGAACCCGTTCAACGCCGACTCGGAAGTGGTCCTCGACGGCCTGGTCGACCAGCTCGAAGACCTCCTACCGGTCCGCCGGTCCGAACCGTCCGCCTACAACCTCAGCCCCGACAACCCACCGTTCCCCGCGTACCGCGTCGAGCTCCACTCAGAAGGGATCGCCAGATGATCACCGACAGCAGAGTCAAAGAAGGCACCTTGACGCTCGGGACCGCACCGGAGGACTTCTCCTGCCAGGTCACCAACATCCGCATCAACAGCTCGTATGACGACGACGGTGACGCGGTCGAGACGCTGTGCGGGGATCAGATCGCCCCGGGCCGGAAGGTCGGCGGCCGCAGCTTGGCGGGGACGTTCATCCAGGACTGGACCGACCCGACCGGTCTGGTCGTCTATTGCTGGGACCACGACCTCGAGGTCGTGGCGTTCGAGTACGTCCCGAACGTCGAAGGGCCGACGATCACCGGGACGCTCATGATCGAGGTCCCCGCGGAGACCTACGGCGGGGATGTCAACACCCGGATCACGTCCGACTTCGAGTGGGGCCTGCAGGAGACGCCGACGTTCACCGCCCCGGTCGTCACCGCCGCCGCCAGCAAGGCCAAGGCGAAGGCGGATGCCTGACAGCACCGCCCGGGTCGAAGGGCTGGACCGGCTCGTCCGCACCCTCAACAAGGCGCAGGTCGACCTGTCGGACCTGAAGGACGCTCACGCCGCGGTCGGGCGGATCGTCGCCGCCGACGCGCAGGCCCGCGCCCCGCGCCGCACCGGGCGCCTCGCCGGGAGCATCCGGGCCAGCCGGCAGGCGCGACGGGCGCAGGTCGTCGCCGGTGGCGCCAAGGTCTTGTACGCACCCGCGATCCATTGGGGCTGGCCGTCGAGAGGCATCGCGGCGAACCCGTTCCTGTCCGACGCCGCGCAGGCGACCGAGTCGCAGTGGGTGCCGCTGTACCGCCAGGACGTGCAGGCTGCCCTCGACAAGGTCAAGGGGGCCTGATGGCGTGGCAGCGGTTCACCGTGCAGCTCAAGGGCGAGGACCCGGTGACCGTCGCTCCCAACGCGCTCGATTGGCGGTTCGTTCGGATGGACCCGCAGTTCCCGATGGACGGGATGTGGCAGGCCGTCCATCACGCCCTGCTCCGCGCCGACGCCGAAGTGCCCCGCGACTACGAAGGGTTCCTCGAGGCGTTGGACGGGATGCCCGAAGCCGCCGATGACGTGAACCTGTCCGAGGTCGGGTCAGACCCTTTGGCGCGTACCCCCGCGACTCACTAGGCCGATTGGCGACCGTGTTGGCCATCCGCACCGGAGTCCCCGCCCGCGAGTGGCTTGAGGACACCAACGCGCTCGTGACCGCGGTGGACCTCCTCCACGAAGCCGACCAGAAGAGGCGCTGATGGC